GCACCAGCCCCCAATGTCGCTAATCCCTTTAAAAGACCACCAAGAAAACTACCTCCTCCTCCTTTACTTCCAAAATCCTCTCCTCTCGTTCCTTGTGGCCCTTGTGGCCCTGCTGGGCCTTTTAAACCTAAGAGTTTGTCTTCAAAATCTTTTTTTTGTTGTGCATCCTGTTCTTCTAAAAGTCTATCCTCCTTCAAGTCTTTTTCTAACTTTTTTTCAATCACGATATAATTTGCAATGTCTCTAATCTGTGTCTGCATCGCTTCAACTGAAAACTGCAAACTTTCTATCAACAATTTATTAGCATTAGCGACACCCATGACAGAATTAGATTTAGATAAAGCAGAACTAGCTACTTTCTCTACCGAGTCAACTCTCTCAAAGAAACTATTGACATCTATTTTATTTTTTGATTGTTCCTCATCCATACCTTTGAACACCCTCTTGTTGTTGTTTCTTTAGGTTTTCTTTTTCAATATAATTTTTTAGAAGAGTTACATAGATATCCCTCTCCCAAGGCATCATATTTTCGAGTTCCGTCAAACTATATTTATGGTATTGCATAAGAGCGAAATTGATACGGTAATAAGATTCAAGATCCTCTCGTGCAATACTTAGCCGAAAAAATCGGCCAGACCCTCCAAAATAACACTACCTTTTTTCTTTGTGTTTGGATTTACAACTTCAATAGTGTGAGATAATTTAGGCATTGTCTCAAAAAACTTCTCAACTTTTTTATATTGTTTTGAATTTAATTGTTCTATAAATTCAAGTCTTTCGGACGGAGTGTAATCCTTAGCTTCCCATGCGTCCTCTTCTGTATAAACTGTATCCATGCAATCAGCAACAACTTTAAAAGTTTTATTAACTATACTTTCTGACGCATCATCTATCGAAAAATTATTTTCAATAAACTGTGTAAGTGATGGATACTTCATACGAAGAGTCATATTATCATCTAAAACAATATCAGTCGTATGACCTTTTGGTTTGATGACTTTGATTTCATCCACATACACTGTGACTGGAACTTTTGTCTCTCTGTCGTCTGGGCATGTCACAGTTAATTTAATATCTTCACCGATTGACTTAGCACGAATATTCAAAAACAAATATTCAATGTCAAACGTAGGCAGACTATCAACATCAATTCCCTTAGTCAAGATACATTTTTTTAATACATCTGTTACGGCATTTGTGATATCATTTTGATTTTGTGATTCTAATGCTATAATTAGAATCTTTTCCTCTTTTACAAGAAAAGGTCTATATTTAATTTTTTTATTTGATGAAGGTAACTTCAACTCATAAGTTGGAGTTTCAATGGTTGGTAAAGGCATAATACTGTGTTCAGTGACTTATTTAGAGGAGTTAAGCGGTGTCCATATTAGTGTTAATTGGGTCAAAATTATTAATGTTGTAAGAATTAACTGCGTTTGGATTATTAAGAACTGCTTGATTAGTTTCATCATAATTAAATCTTGTGAAGAATCTATCATAAGCAAACTGTATATTACATCTTAACACATTTGAGTCACCATAGGCAACTCTCATGGATGTTAAATTAGTTGGCCAAATATTTACAAATTCATAACTTGATAGAGCAGATTTGTAATCCGCAGCACCCTCTGTAAAAGTATCCCTTTCAAACTTTGTGATATGAATAATTTCTTTATAATCATCTGGATAATTAAAACGTGAATATGCATTAGTAAATCTTTGACCTCCTTGAATCGGATTTATATATGACATCCATGTTTCTAAAACCTCTAGAATCACCATGTCTGCATCACAATAGAAAGTAAGATTTAATGGTGGAAAATTTCTAAGATTTGGAAATGCCTCTGTTATACCTTGATGGTGTCCAGTTACTGTAGTCTCTATAAAACTTGTGCCTGGAATCTCTGCTTGAGTACACAATAAAGACATTTTTCTTTGAAAGTCAAACGATTGAGTTCTCCTTTTACTTGGAATTGATCCTTTTAACCAAGTTTGATACTTTCCAAAGGAAAAAGTGACTTGGTAGAAAGTATCGATAGATGGGCGTGCAACAGTATCTCTGACATTTGCCATGTCTCCTTTAAATATACCTGATCTTCTTGGGAATAAATTATTTTCTGACACAATAAATAAATTTAAGTTGTTATTACTATATATGAGCTATAAAGGAATATATAGGCCCTCTAATCCTAAAAAGTATAAGGGTGATCATCGTAACATTATTTATAGGTCTCTTTGGGAAAGAAAATTTATGAATTATTGTGATTTAAATGAAAATGTAATCGAGTGGGCATCAGAGGAGTTTTGGATTCCATATCGAGATCCAACAACAAATCGTGTTCGTAGATATTTTCCTGATTTTTTTATTAAATATAAAGATAGAGAAAATAATATTCGTAGATCCGTGATTGAGGTAAAACCAATGAGAGAGACACTAGAACCAAAAATCACCAAAGGCAAATCAAGAAAAACATTAATAAACGAATCCATGACATATGTTAAAAATCAAGCAAAGTGGAAAGCAGCGAGAGAGTTTTGTGAAGATCGTAAACTAGAGTTCAAAATTATGACTGAAAAAGAATTAGGAATCCGATGAGCATTCTTCAAAGAATATTAGATAAAGTTGGTGGTCAAGTCACTGAGGATTATTTTCGCAGTCAATTGCTTGAGGAACTTGGATCAACAAATTTTAACGATGATTATGCAGACACTGCTGGATTTTCGCCTGGCGAATTGTATTTCTTTACATATTCAGCACAAACAAAACAACCATATTATGACATGTATCCTTTATCATATGTGATTGAATATCAAACAGGTGGGTTTCTAGGATGTAATCTTCACTATGTTACTTTAAATCAAAGAGATGAACTTGCAAAAAGTTTACTAAATAACTCTGCTCAGGGTGCAGTTGCAGTTCCTAGAAGAACTCTACATAAATATGTTTACAGTGGTGTGAGAGGAACACCATATCGCATTCCAAACGCAGAGTGGTCAGATGTAGCACAGCTACCCACTGAAAGATTCGTTGACATGAGAGGAATACCAGTTCCAAAAGACCGAGTTTACAACAAAAACTAATGGCAGTATTAGAAAGCAAACCATATAATTTAGGGATTTCACTAACTCCTTATCATTTTTCATATGATAATGGAAAACTCGTCGGCGTAAATAAACAAAATGATGCTGGTAACTTCATACCTGTAGATCCGAGCACAAATGAATTTACAGACATTGCAAACACTGATGAATCTTTAGACGCTTTTAATTATGCGGAGTATGGTAAAAAAGGTGTCGTTGATAATATCACTTTAGCATCAGATGAAGAATTAGCTGATTTTTTTACAAAAAAAGATAATAAAATTAAAAACGCATCTGTTCAACCACCACAGGCTGCTCAATTTACCGCACCGAAAAGTATTACATATCAGAGTAATTTAAATCAATTTAACAGCGGATATTCACTAGGAAGTCAATTAATGGCTTACCCACTTGATATCAACGTTGATCAAGATCATCTTAAAATTTCAAAACATAATTATGTTAGACCAGATATAAATCAGAGTAAAGGGCCGCATGACGTTAACGTTAAAGAGAAAGTTAATAAAGGTGCAAGTGGTGTAGTAAAAACAAATGTGGATGTAACAACAAATCGTGCTGGTGATAGTGTGGTTGGTAGTGAGTTGATGGGAAGTATTTTACTGCCAATGCCAAAAGCGACAGATGTTAATGGTGTTGCATGGGGAAAAAGTGAATTAACCATATCTGGTCTTGCTGCTCTCGGAGCAGTAAAAGCTGTAGATAATTTAGGCCCACTTGTGACTGGTGGTAAAACGCTTTCTGGTATCACACCAGAAGAACAGGAAATGAATCGAAGAATGAAGGAAGCGATAGAAAATAGAAAGGGAACTAATGTGGATGGCAGTTCTGGCACTGAGTTTGCGAGTGCTATGGCCACTACAATGTTGTCCAAAACAGCAGGTTTCGCTTTTGGTACAGAACTTGATACGGATACGGTTTTGGCAAGAACTGGTGGTAAAGTCTTAAATCCAAATGCTGAGATGTTATTTCAAGGGCCGTCAATAAGAGATTTTGCTTTTAGTTTCATAATGGTTGCAAGAAGTAAACAAGAGGGTCAAGAAATTAGAAAAATAATTCGTTTTTTAAAGTTAGGTATGGCTCCAAAATTTAGAAGCACGACGTATCTAAAAAATCCAGATATATTTACTCTGGCTTATAGAAAAGGATCAACGACTTTAAATACTGTAAACCGATTCAACCCAGGCGGTCTTGCTCTAACAACAATGAACGTTGATTATGCACCAAATAGTTATTGGTCTGCATATACAGACTCTCAACCAGTTGTGCTCAAGATGGATCTTAATTTTACTGAACTTAGACCCATATATCAATCAGATCAAGAAGATACACCAGAGGACAGTGTAGGATACTAATATGACATACTCAGGATCACCAAATAGTTATTTTCGTCATCTTCCAGACCTTGATTACCCATCATTAGCAAATGATAGAAATTCTGTATACGATTATCAAATTGTAAAGAATATATTTAAAAGAGCGGTATTGCGTGATGACATTTTTGATGAAGTAACAGCATTCACAAAATATTCTGTACAGGGTGATGAAAGACCAGATCAAGTCGCATATAGATTTTATGGAGACTCTGGACTTGATTGGGTTGTTCTGACAACGAATAATATTGTACATGTCAGAGATGAGTGGCCAATGGGAAATCAAGATTTTTTGACTTATCTTAATGACAAATACACAGCACAAGAATTGTCAAATGTTCATCATTATGAAACTGAAATTATTAGAGATTCAAAAGGAAGATTAATTCAGCCTGAGGGTTTAACAGTGCCAGCTGGACATTCAGTTAGTTTTTTAGATAATGGCGTTTTACGAACAGAATCAAAAATTAAATTATTTACCTTTCTACAAAATGAAATTGATTTAAATGATGCGAAGAGAGATATCAACATTTTAAAAGAAAGATATTTAGGTTTATTTTTAGAAGATTTTGGTAATGTCATGGAATACAAAAAATCAAGTCAATATGTCACTGATAGTTTGAAAAAAACAGAGAATCCAAGAATAATTTCGCCATAAAAAAGAGGTCGTTTTAAGCGACCTCTGGCATAAAAAATGGCCCGAAATTTTTTTCGGGGTATTTTCTAATTTTCAGCTAATTTTGCAAAATAGCTAAGTGCATCTTCTTCATCCTCATCTGTATTTACAGAGGATGGAGTTGTGTCAACAACAGCACGACCTTCACTTAAGTCCTCTAAGTTATTATCTTCATC